GTGATTCTAAAGAGAGTGCTGACTTTTATATAAATACACAAAATAATACAGGAATTCATTCTTTAATTAAAAAAAGGGGGCGTGAAGTTGAGAATGTTCTGTGTATCAATATTAACAAAGTATTAGAAGATGTTTGCCCTAATAAGATTAAAATGGATTGTGAGGGTGAAGAGTATAATATTATTAAAAATATTAAGCCTGAAAATTGGAATAGCATAAAAGCAATTTCTTTTGAATATCATGTTGATTGTTTAAAAGATTATAATAGAAAAAAAATGCAAGAGGTTATTGATGTTTTGTCGAAATATTTTAAGTTTTCTAAATATCCAAAAACTGTAAGTAAATCAAGGACAGTCCTTATTTCTTTTTGGGGAAAAATATATGATTAGTATTTTAGTTTATCCAAATATTACATACAGTAAGGATTTGGAGAAAGATAGTTATGTAGTTGTCCTATCCAATGTTATAAAAGAATTGAATAAAGTAAGGGATGACCTATTCTTTACTATTTTAAGTCCCAAATTTATTAAGAGCTTAAAATTTCACAACACAAAACAGATTCCCATTCAGCTTCCTACATACCCTAACCAGATGAGACTACATTTTAATTCCATAAAACTATTAGAAGCTATTGACTGGAAAAACAACGACTATGATATTGTCTATTCTCATCTTCCGGAACATACTTTACAATTAAAAAACCTATTCTACAATGAGACCAATGAACGACCAGTATTTGTAGGATATACTCATTGGACAGAGTTTAAGGAGATCACAGGGTATCCTGAGACAGTAATAGACATTAATATACTTGGCTTGTTGGCAATGGATGCGTGCGGGGTAAACACTTTAGCACAAAAGAACATGATAATTAATGCGGCTAAAGAAAATTATAATCAAAGCGTAATTAATAAATTAGAAAAAACATTAAGACCTATGTATTTAGGATCAGAAAAACCAGAGTATGATAAAAATGTAAAAGATTTAGACAAAAAAGTTATTGTGTTTAATCACAGACCACATAAATATAAGCGATATGATTGGTTTTTAAGTCAGATGGATAAGTTGTGGGAACAGCGAAAGGATTTTGAAGTTTGGGTTCCTTTAGCAGAAAGCGTTGAAAAGCCATATATGACTAACGACAAGTACGACAGGCATGGATATTTTACAAAACTTTCACAATGTTTTGTTGGGGTTTGTTGTAAACAACTATATGCAGGGTGGGCAATTAGTGCAACAGATGGTATGAGTGTGGGGGTTCCGTATTTGTTTAGCGACGACAGATATTATCACGAACTCGCAGATGATAGTGGGTTGTTTTATAAAGATGAAAAAGACTTTAATTCAATTATCAATAAACTTTTAGACGATAAGAATATAAGGGCTTCATATAGCAATAAGTCTTTAAGTCGGTTTGAGGATATGTTATGGGAAAAACAAATAGTCGAATTTAATGACATGATTGATTCTGCTATCTTACAAATCCCTAAAATGAAGAAACCAACTAAAAGCTATAATAAGATGAAAAAATATATAAAAAAACACGGCAATGTGAGTAAAAGAGATCTGCTAAACTACATGAACTGGGGTGTACGAATAGGTTTTTCTGGTTATCGTAATAGGTTAAGAAATGACGGGATAGATGTCCAACACGACAGTTACACATACGCTTAAACTGGATTGGTGTTCACATGAGGCTGCTAAATATGCAGTAATGAAGTGGCATTATTCTAAAGCAATGCCTTTTGGGAAGATTATTAAGATTGGTGTATGGGAAAACGGAAAATTTATAGGGGTTGTTTTATTCTCGAGAGGAGCATGTCCTTCGTATGGAACAAAATTTAATTTAACACAAACTCAAGTATGCGAATTAACGAGGGTAGCGTTGGGAAAACATATAACAGCCGTATCTAAAATTATATCAATAGCACTTAAAATGTTAAAGAAAACTAATAACGGAATGAGGATGATAGTTAGTTATGCAGACCAAAATCAAGGTCATGTTGGGAGTATCTATCAAGCAGGGAACTGGACTTATTTAGGGGAATCAAGCGATGCTGGGGCATTTTGGGAAATTAATGGAAAAAGAATACATAATCGAAGTGTCGGGATGAAGTATGGCACTGGGGCTCTCCAGTGGATTAAAGAAAATATAGATCCAAAAGCACACAAGTTAATAGAAAAACTTAAACATAAGTATGTCTATCCATTAGATCACGAGATGTGGGAACAAATAAGACCATTATCTAAACCTTACCCTAAAAAGAATTGCGATGCTGGTGTAATTAGAAGCATACCATCTGTCCAAGATGGGGGAGGCGGGGCAGAACCGACCGCATCGCTCAACAATTATGTCTGAACCGATTGAAAACGGGAGTAATCGGAATGATAAAGGGCAATTTGTAGCTGGTAATACAGCTTCTAAAGGTAACGGCAGACCGAAGGGAGTTCAATCTATCCCTGACATATTAAGAAAGATTGGTGATGAGGAAGGCACAGCAGATGGCAAGAGTAAGCTGGATGTAATCATGTATAAAGTCTTTCAGTTCGCATTAGAGGGGAAGCCCTGGGCAGTACAGTTTATAGCAGACCGCACGGAGGGTCGGGCATTAGAACGAGTCGAGCAGCACGTGACAAAAGACGAGATAATCATTGAGTGATCTTTCGTATAAAAAAAGACAAGATGCTCAAACATCAGCGGCAATTCTGGGATATGTCCAATCGAATTGTCCTGTTGATTGGCGGCTACGGATCGGGCAAGACTTATATCGGGGCGTTGAAATCCCTGTACATGAGTTATTTAAACAGTCCTGTCCCGGGGGTATACGTGTCTCCTTCACATCAGTTAGCCACCAAGACGATCATTATAACGCTGAAGGAGCTATGTAATCGTGCTGGGATTGATTATACATACAACCAACAACGAGGCGAGTTCATCTTCCATAATTGGGGAGGTAAGATATGGTTCGGGTCTGGGGATAAGCCTGATTCATTACGTGGACCGAACATTGGATGGGCGGTTATAGATGAGCCGTTCATCCAAAAGCGTGAAGTGTTTGAACAGATGATTGCTCGTGTACGTCATCCTGAAGCCAAGAAGTCACAGATATATCTTACAGGAACACCGGAGTCATTGAATTGGGGATGGGTTATTGCTAATGATCCTGATATGGATATAGGCATTATTCAGGCTTCCACGTTAGATAATCCATATCTTCCTGACGATTACAAGCAAAGTCTATTACAAGCCTATTCAGAAGAACAGATCGAAGCTTATGTGCATGGGAAGTTTGTTAATCTAACTCAAGGGCGTGTGTATAAGGACTTCGACAGACAGAAGCACGTGATTGAACGGCCAGACCTAAAGAATGAGAACCTACCTATTGGAATCTCTATGGATTTTAATGTAGATGCTATGAGTTCAGAGATATTTTACATAGGCCCGAACTGGATACACGTGTTCGATGAGGTAAGACTAAAGAATGCAACAACCTATGATATGGTCGAGGAGTTAGTGAAGCGATACCCGGAAGCCAAGATATTCCCGGATAGCTCGGGATCTGCAAGGCGTTCTTCAGCAGTTGCATCAGATCATCAGATAATAAGAGACCATCATGGTTATACTATATCAGCACCGAGGGCAAACCCACCAGTAAGGGAACGTGTGAACTCTGTTAATAAGCTGATCCGTGATGGCAACTTCTCTTGTGAGAAATGCCCGAATCTTATCATGGACTTTGAACAGAACGTATGGCATGGAAACGACATAGATAAGCGAGACAGCACTCAATCTCATGCGAGTGATGCAATCGGATATGGTATCAATCGGCTATTCCCTGCACGAAGAAGAACTGCAACATCAGTACAATGGAATTGATTTTCGGCATATCATTGGCTGTGAATGGGTTCTTTATTGGACTGTGGATGCTTGGTAATTATTTAAGTAAGAAAGAAAAGAAGATCATTGAGAGGGAAATGAAAAAACAGATAGAGGGATTAACTCAACAATATATTGAAAGATACAAGGATTTTTATAATGCGTAGTGTTAATACAGTAGTAATCCCCGAATATTCAACGGACATGATTGTCAAATCAGTACAAGATGCTTATGACCAAACATTAAAAAGAGAAACAGCAAGTAAGCAGACTGCTTTAGACTTCTATTATCATACTGATGTAGATCAGCATATAGACAAGTGGTTTTCATCTTCAACGCTTGAACAGATCCCCAGCTTTCCGCAGCGTGTAG